TCATGGGCTGACATCTTGCGTTTAAACTTGGTAGTCATTTCATGTCCTCCAGTTGGCGTATGTAGATATCTAACTCTTTGATTCTCTCTGCTAGGCTATAAGCCTGTGACCGCCATGTATCTCTGTTACCCCTGAGATTGTCTATGTGAGACTGCATAGCAGACTTGCAAATAATAAACTCCAGCTCTTTGTTGGGGATTGTGTCATTTTGGCTCATTCATTTTCTCCTTGTTTTCAATTTCATATCTAAGACGGACATACTTCTCTATCAAGAGTTCATGATACTTTTCTGTTAATTCTTTGTTTTCTTTCTCTATAGGAGGACTAGGACAGATTCGATTAGCACCGCCCATACTTCCCACCCAAATCTTAATGATCCATACATTGACAATGATTAATGCCACTCCCAAAAAACATAAAGCCATCTCAAATATACTCATGTGTTCTCCTTCCAATGTTCACACTCACAAACATATCTACCTTCATTGTGCGATGCGTTTCTTAAAAAACCATGTGGTGCGTTGGGGTGTGTGTTGCATTCTACGTTGACCAACAATTCCTCAATCCGATTAAGTTGCGCTTCGTCGGCAGGGGTAATCAATTCTGGGTTGGACAGCATTTGAGCATCTATGTCAGCGATAATGTGTTCTTCTCTCGTACTCATGGGTTCTTCCTCTTCAGTGCAATACGCTCTTGTAAATACATCTAAAAGTATTGGGTCGCTGTTTATTTGATCCGCTATCTCTTTGCACCAAGCGCCAACTTCTTCCTTAGTCATTATTGTCATGTGTTCTTCTCCTTTAGCTTGGCTTCAATGGTTCGGATAGCCGCATTGACAGATTGACCTGACTTCACGCAATAGTGTGCGGCATCATCAACTTCCTCATCCGTTAGCCCAACCCATTCTCTAGCAGCCAACTCACCCCGCAAAATATCCCTAGCCTTCATGTAATCGTTCATGGCAGCACTGGCACTGGCAACATCCTCAGTAGCCCAAGAAGCAGAAGCCCAAGCAGCATCAGTAGCCTTTATGAATCTCTCTATCGCACTCATGTGTTCTCCTCCCAATGTTCACACTGGCATACATATCTACCGGCATTGTGCGATGAGTTCCTGAGAAACGAGTGCGGTGCATCTGGATGAGTTTTGCATTTAACCCCACCATCATCAGCTCCAGATACAAACGAGTGGCAAGTCTCCTTATCGTAATTCTTCAAAGCAATATAAGCAGTATCCAAATCGCACCAAACAGCATCGGCAGCAGAATGAGTATTAACATTCCAAGCATCCCTCGCATCCTCCACCGCCTTCACTAATTCTTCTCTCGTTTTCATACGCCCCACCCCTCTCTCTTAGCCCTAACAGCATCCCAACGGGCATCAATAGCTATACAAGCAGTAGTATAATTAGAATAAGCAACTTCTATACCACGAATATCACCCCTAGCAGTATCCAAGGCAGCATCTCTAACGGCAGCGCATTGAATCCTACCCTCAGACCAAGCAGCTTCATCTGCTTTCTTTTGATCTTCTTTGCTCTTTACTTCGCCTTGCTCATAGATATATTCATCCCATTTTTCTTGATCTTCTTTTCCCACCCGCTGACTATTTAAACGCCGCTCCCAAGCCTCTTGCTTATACTTGTCTAGTATTTGCTGGTCTCCTGATAACTTCTCCATCAGTACGCGGTTCATATCCATAGTCGACGCAAGCATCTCATCTAGGTGTGCAATTCTGTCCTCATAGAATTTCACCCAACTACTAAACTCTTCTGGGCTACTCTCTAATTCCCGCTTGGTCTTGTCAGCAACCATCTGTGCAAATGACACTAGATGTTTAGTGTTAACGTGCCACACCCTGCCCTTGGGGTCTTGGTCAATCGCATCACGCAGCATTTGTGTTACCTCAGATTCATTCACCAGTTCTCCTCCATTTGTCGTTCACGCTCTCTTATCCTCTCTTCATTCTTCTCATATTCTTCTGGGTCAGTAGCTAGAAGTAGAGGCTGTGATCTTGTTGGGTGACGCAGCTTCCTTAACGCCTTTGCTTCGATCTGCCGAACCCTTTCGCGGGTCACTCCAAATATATTAGCTACCTCCAGTAGGCTGTGTTCTTTTCCATCGATGCCAAACCGAAGGTTTATAATTTTCCGTTCTCTCTCTGTCAGCTCTTCTAATATGGTTCCAACTGCACCTACTATATCTTGGCGCTCCAGCATCAAAGATGGGTCTTGCGTTGGGTCATCTAGCATACGGGATATATCTTCAAACCCTAGATCAACAACACCCTTATTGGTTTTAAGTGGAGTCATCTGCTCCTGCGAGAATAAATCAGTAGGCATCACAAATAGATACTCGCAAACTTTTAAAACGCACGGAATCCACTCCCCCTTCTTGTTGACAGGAGACCTCTTCAGATTAATAACATCTCCAAACGATCCGTTGTCAGTACCAGCCGCTCGACAAAGTTCCGACACGGTCTTGATCTCACGGGATTCCATCAATCTGAGAATGTTAGCGTTGCGGACCCGCACCTCTACTCTATAATCACTCATGCTAGTCATACCCCCCAGCGCTTCGTTTAAACCCTCTAATCCTGTTGCCGCAGATATGCTGCATCAATGTCCACTGCGTACCTCCCAACAGGCGCTCACCAGTCTCTGCCTCGTTTATATCTATCGGAGAGATGCTGGTCAGCTGACATAACAACTGACATAACTCTACTTGAGTTAACCCAGCCGCCAACCTCAATGCCTTAACTGCTTCAGGCGTTTGTATCATCACGGACTTCCATCATTTTGTCAGCCATCAGATATGCCATGCCAGCGATAATCGGTATCCCAGATTCAGTGTGAGTAATGACCAGAGACTGCATAGCTCTAGCTGCAAAGTAATCCCTCAGAGTCATATCATTGCTGCTGCCATCAGAAGGTTCTCCCTTAACTGGAAATACACATAGCCTATCCAACATTATCTTTCTCCTGTTATTTGTCTAGTAACTTATGAATGGTTTTGTTTTCATTGTTAATGTAGTAACGCCGATGGTTCTGTGCGCCAGTAAACTTAATAGCCTTCTGATCTAGCAAAGCCTTTACGCTATACCCTACTGTAGCCTCAGAGATTATGATCCCTCTCAGAGCCTTATCTATGAAACATCCTCTAGTTGAGCCGGGATGAACCGCTATGTACTTGAGAATAAGCCGCATAGCTTCCGTCTCTCTCTTGATCGGCTTTGCCCTGCTTGCTCTCTTGTACTCCCTCTTCGAGAGAGTCCTTGCAGTGTTAACCTCAGCCGCAACATTCTTCTTTCTGGTGGAGATCTCAACAGACTCCAAGATGTCAGCAGCCATGCCATGCAGATGATTCAGCCGATCCTGATACTGCGCCCCGCAGGGATAGGTATTAATCAAGCGACCCATACCGCACCGTAACAAAGTAAATGTCGTTCTTCTTGTAATGACCCTCAATGCGAGGGGATTGATAAGCAAGCTGTTCCTTCATGTACTCCTCAGCCGTCTTTGTCGCAGCCTCAAGAGTCTCGCCAGTGAATGTTCTAGTTTGCATCTGCAACACCTTGAGATATTTTGTACGCATCAATCTCATCGCAGACTATCTCGCTGAAAGATTTCCCAGAGGGAAACATCATCTGCGCTCCCTTTGCTTGCGTTGCTAACTGCTTGGCTTGCTCAAGACCATTGCTGAATCCTGAGTCATAGTCATTGCCTAGCCCCTCCATCCGCATCACAAAGCCCTCGCGGGCTATCTGAGACACAGGGATATTTAGCTTGCTGGCAAACTTCTTAACCTCATCCCGCAGAGCGGGAGTGATGTACACCATTAGTGGTGAGACTGTTTTAAAACGGGACTTCATTTTCTCTCCCCTCGAACTCAGCCACGAGTTCATCAAATTTATCTTTTGCACCCTTGTTACCGTTCAGCTCAGTCCTTGAGGTAATCTCACACCGGTCATGTATATACTGGGTAGCGGATATCTCGCTTACCTCTGCTCCGCATTCCTCTGCTACCCATTTCTGGAAGGCAGTTGTCCTGCACAGCATTCCTGCCTGTTTGACCCTGTTGAAATAAACCTGACGGCTCTCGTCTGAATCTATTCTGGACATTGCAACCATGTACCTAGCCCCAACAAAATCCCTCAACAACTCTTCAGGGATTTCATCAGGGTGGATCTTCACAGTCAAAACATATCCAGAAGCGTCCTGTTTAAGGGCAACCTTCAACGCCTCGAACTGCAATGCGTTCATGACAGTTTATGCTCCAGATAATCTATCACCGCCTTGTATCCGATAGCTTGATGCTCAAGAGAGTTAATCTTGAAGTTAGCATTCTCAAGCTCAGACTCAAGCGCGAGAACATGCAGAGATTCGCTGAGCTTGTAGCTTGGCTTCGCTGCTACCTTTGCCGGTCTTCCTATCTTCTTCTTAATCATTGTCATCTCCTAGAATGGATCGTCATTTTGAACTGCTGGCTTCTTGGATGCATACTTACCTTCTTCATACTTCTCGTATGCAACAGACAAGAATACCTTCCCGGCAGTTGAGGTCTTCTTCCAGCCAGACTTCTTCAGCTTTACCTTTCCATCGCTGGCTTCTAATATAGCCAGCCAATCTGGACCAAGTAACTCCCTGAAGCTCAGGGTAACGTCACCAAAATAATCAGGTGAGTTAGGCTTCGACTTAACCGCACTTGCATTCAACAGACCACTATTCAGATATTCCTTTTGCATCACACTTCTCCTTTGGCTTTAGCTTTAAATGCAGTAAATTGAATCTTCAACTTCTCGTACAGATCAGAAACTTCTGGAGCCTTCAGCTTATCTATAGATTCCTGATTGCTCTTCCAGATCTCAGACAGCTCGTCCTCTGTTGAGCAGGTCTCGCCCCACTCGATCATCTGACTTACAAACAGACTGTAGTTAGCCTTGTCTTGATCAGATACTTCCTTCTTTGCAGCAGGAATCGAAGGAACTGCCTGTAGAGGTTGCTTCTTAATTTCCTTCCTAACTTCCTTCTTTTCTTCCTTCTCTTCCTCACGAGGAACCTCTGGGTCATCCCCAGTTTCCATCATGAAGGTCTTCAGCAGAGCGTACTTACTAGCCCCTGTTAAAGCCTTGTAAACACCCTTGTCTCCTATTCCTTTGGAGTTCCTGTCATTGCCTGAACCTACAGCCTTGAACTGGATGTAGTCACCGCTGGTATCGAATATCCGGTACAGCAGCTCCACATGGGTATTGCCGTTATCATCCATCCACATCTTCTCTACTGACGGCAGCAACAGCAGACCAACCTCAACTAAGGCAGGACGTAGCGCTGCAATAGCAGCAGCTTCTGAGGCGTACTTATAGTTCTGGAACGAATTCGTCCCGTCCTTCTGGACGTAATGAACCTTCTCCATCACCTTCAGCATCTTTGTTACGATGCTGCTCACACCACTGAGCAACCCCACAGTAATTTCCGGTACATCTGATTGACTCTCCGTTCCTGACTTCGACATAACCTTTCTCCTTGTTAGCTAATACCTTTGCTTCATCTTCACTATCTAAAACACGGATGGCGGTCTTTCTGCCTTCCCTTCTTACTGCATACTGGGTCTGTTTCTCCCAGCGTTCAGATTGGGTACAAAGAGGCAGGGTCTCACCGAAGTCATCCAATACCTTAGACTGACGGTGCAGATCTATTCTCTCTCTTAAATACGCATAGGTCTTCTCCAGCGACCACAAGGGCAGATTAACTACCTGTATAGGTGCTTGGGGGTAGGCAGGGTTTCTCTGAGCCTCCCTGCGACTCCAATCCCTAATCAAGGCACAGACCTGCACTCCGATCACGCGCTCCTTCTTGACTGTCTCAACGAGCCACGCATAGATGTTTTGCTGGGCATCCCATTCAAACTTGTCCTGACGTAGCGACCAAGCAGATGTGAACTTGTAGTCAGTGATGATGATTCCTTCTGGGGTTATCTGTTGTATATCTATAGCCCCTGAGAGTTTGACTCCATCTACCTCAGCCATTAGTCGCTCTTCGGTAATGCAGTTCTCAGCCTGACCACGTTCAGCAACAACATGAAGGGCAGAACCCATGAGGTTCCATAGCATGTCTGCTACGTCAGTCTCCATCTCTTCGTAATGTTTCTTGCGTAACCGCTGGATGCGGGGTGGGGATATTATTTCTGTGACGCTATAGTCAGATGCTCCCTTACTGTAGTAATCTCTGGATGCCAGAGCAACAAGGGTAGCGGGAACATTATGTATATTTGTAATCTTCATTAATCAGCCTCCGTATGGAAATAGGACGATAACACTATCATGGAAGATGTGCAAGCACTTTCTTTAATTATTTACGGTGAGCCAGCCAGTAAGTCTAACAGTAGACGACTAGTTTCAATTAGAGGGAGACCTGCGGTCATCAAGTCCAGCAAGGCGTTAGCCTATGCCAAGATGTTCAAGCAGCAATGCGTTAGGAAGAAGTTGTTGGAGGGGGATGTCGCTGTGCATATGACTATCTATTATGCCAGCCGCAGACCTGATCTGGATGAGAGTTTAATCCTAGACCTGTTACAGGACGTAGCCTATACCAATGATCGTCAGGTCAGGGAGAAGCATATCTACTGGGGTCTGGATAAAACTAATCCACGTTGCGAAATAAAGGTGGAAAAAATAAAGGACTCCTTGCGAGAGTCCTTTACCCATCTGGAGGGATGTGCCGCAACCGGAGGCTAATCTGGATTGGTTGTTCGTATTCTAGTACAACCTATAGATATTTGTCAACGCTGTATATGCCTATATAGTCTCCTGCAAAATAAGTTTGCATTGTTCGTAATTAAGAATAGAATTCATCTTCTGCGTGACGGGAAACGGTGGGCGCAGAATGCAGTTACCTCCTACCACGGGTTAGTTCTGAAACAGGAGAATGGGCGGCGAAGTCAGCACCCATGAACGAGAAGGCTGGCGGGTCAGCGGCTCCATAAGGGCGTTGTGAAGGCAGACAAGGTTGAGGCTGAGTCTGCCCACCAAAAGGGCAGTTGAGCGTAGGATCTATAGGCTCAAGAGGATTCTCCGGTACTAGACCTTCTACTTAATTACTAGAGTCATCTATGAGAGAAAGGGATTACAAACATGAATACACCCTTCAAAAGAAGCGAGGGGATGTAGAAGGATTTCTTGAGCGACAGAAGGCACGACGACTGTTTGACAAGAAGAAGATTGATAGGTCAGGCAAGGATATCGATCATATCAAACCCATCCGTAAGGGTGGGTTAACAACAGCAGGAAACCTTAGACTGAGAGACAGATCGAAAAACAAAGGCGATAACAAGTAATTTAACCGGAGGCTATCCAAATGAGTAACGAACTTCATGCGTTCGTGTCTGCTTTGCACGTTGCAGATACAGATCGCGCAGCTTGTCCCAGTTGTTCCCCAACCCGTAAGAAATTCAATGCCAAAGAACTGGTCATCACCCGTACAGGCGATGCTTGGTTATATCTGTGCCATCATTGTGGCATCAGCGGCAACGTCCCATTCGATAGTAAAACCCCATATGTGGAGAGAAAATTGTCAGCCGTTCCCAATATAAAAAAAGAGCCTCTCGATCAGGCTCATTATGATTACCTGTCATCACGCGGCATCTCTAAGGAAACAGCAGACAAGGCAGGATTGTTTTCAGCAGAGAAATGGTTCAGCAGGTTAAACAAGTTATCTCCTGCCATTGGTTTCCCGTACTTCCGTAACGGAGCTATGACCTCAGCCAAGTACAGGTCTATAGAGGACAAAGACTTTACCCAAGACTCCGGTGGGGCGCATGACTTCTTTGGGATCGACCATGTTAAGCATGGTCTTCCTATTATTATTGTTGAAGGGGAGATGGATGCCCTGACAGGGATGCAATGCGGGATAGGTAACATCATCTCTGTCCCGGCTGGCGCACCTATCAAGGTGGCGGACGGCAAGGTACAGGCATCTGAGGATAAGAAGTTTGCCTTTGTATGGAATGCCTTCGATGTATTAAAAGCAGCCCCTTACATCGTCATTGCTACAGACAATGACTCAGCAGGTCAGGCATTGGCAGAGGAGTTAGCACGGCGGATCGGGAAGCATAAATGCAGACTGACAAACTCTATCTACAAGGACTTCAATGATGCATACCTGAAAGAAGGGGCAGACGAAGTCAAAAGAATTATTGAGGCAGCCGAGCCGTATCCAGTGGAAGGTCTGTCTTCCGTATCCAAGTTTGAAGACCGTGTAGCAGATCTATGGACGAAAGGAACAGGGCAGGGAGTATCTACTGGGTATCCAAACCTAGACAAGATCTACACCATCACCCCCGGTCAGTTGTCGGTGGTCACTGGGTATCCTAGTCATGGTAAGTCTAACTTTGTAGATCAGTTGATGGTTAACCTAGCCCGTCAGCATGACTGGAAGTTTGCCTTGTGTTCGTTTGAGAATCAGCCGGAGGTACATATCTCAAGACTGATGGAGATATATGCCAACAAGAGGTTCTTTGAGGGTAGTTCCCGGATGACTGAGCAGCAGAAGGATGAAGCCTTCTCATGGGTGCTAGAGCATTTCCTTATCATGGACTCAGAGACCGTAGAGCCAGCTACTATAGACTCAATTCTTGAACGTGGCATAGCAGCGGTGGCTAGGATGGGAATCAGAGGCATGGTCATTGATCCTTACAACTACATCGACATGAGTAACAGTCAGCTATCTGAGACCGCAGCAATCAGCGATCTTCTTACAAGGGTGCAAGCCTTTGCCAAAACGTATGGAGTTCATGTCTGGTTCGTAGCTCATCCAGCTAAGGTAACAAGGTCGGGAGCAGAACTCCCAAGACCGGACGGCATGAGTATATCGGGATCAATGGCATGGTGGGCGAAGGCAGACTGCGGTGTAACCATCCATAGGGGAGAGGGTACAAGTGTAGAGGTGGTAGTCTGGAAATGCCGATACAGGTGGGTGGGTACGCAAGGCGAAGCCCTGCTTCAATACAACAAGACAACTGGGACGTACACAGAACCTCTGGATGCTTTCTAATGAAAGGGGCAAAAGGCGTAACAACCCTTAAAGATATTTACAGAAATAAGTCGCTAATTGGAATAATACATAATCTGGGGAGGAAGCCCAGAAAATGCAGATGCGGGAAAGGACTTAGTTTTAAAGATGAAACGCTTTGCAAAAAATGCGTGAAACTCAGTTAGATGGGTAGCCCTCCTCAGAACCCATAAATGTACTGATTTATACTCGTTTTGGGATATAAATAGGTATAAAGCACCGATTAAGTCGGGCTAGGCAGACATGCTGAAAATATCTTGCAAAATCGCGGTCGGGAAACCCGTTTGATTTTGATAGACAACCGCCTGACTTATTCACTTTGCTATTCAATTTAGGAGAATAAAATGTTCAACAGAGAAAGTTGTGAGTATGTAATGATGGGTCTTGTTGGCGAGATACAGTACAGCTTCATAAAGCGCGAGGGGTCAATCCTGATGCCCGAATTGAGTTGTGTTGATATGAAATCTGCAATTGCTTTTTTCAAAAAAATTGATCCAGAAGTTAGAACGATATTAAGTTTTAATAATGGAAGACCCGACATGAGATATGAGAAAGAAGGGAAAAAATGGGTCGCGCTTTGCTACGCAAAAGATAAAAGGGTGATACCCCGCCCAAAGTGGGGAAATGGGGAACTCTGGGAATCCCGCTGCTAATGCCGCTCTCATACCGCTCTTAATGCCGGTATGACCCCTGAAACCCATCGCCTATAGGCTTTCTAATACCGGTCTTAATACCGGTATGACCCTGATTCATACCGCTACTGGGGGTTAGATTCCGTCTACTGGGGTTAGATTCCGGCTAGGGGCGGACTGTTAACTTATTCTATATCCATTGTTAAGTTAAGGTACGTCTTGACCCCAAATAGGTACGTCTTGACCCCAAATCCACTACGAAATTATGTTATGACCCAGACTGCCAGTTGAACTACAGCCAGCAGCCCAACACATACAACCCCCAGCTTGATTAGCTGGATCAGTCTGCGGTCTTCTTCCAGCCATGTTCCAGACTTGTAGGTATGCTTCCTGCCTCTTGGTGCGTTCAAGTATGGGTTCTCATCCTTTAGATCATCTCTCATATAGCCTCCTAGTATTCATCATCACTCTCGATTGCAGCGGTTAATAACCACTGCCCTTGCTTACCCCTACTGCCCCACTTCCATTGCCTTCTGGAGTCCTCCAGCAGCTTCGTAGCTGCCGGAATACCCCTCTTTTTCTGTACCCTTGTGATATAGAGATGAGCGGCATCTGCATCGGTTGTCCGCAGCCTTAACAGATACCTGATCTCGCATTCATGTCTAAACTTCTCAGTGCTTTTCATTGTGCCTTCCATGAGCGGCATCCAGACTATCGGACAGGTAGGTCATGATTGTTTCCTTACTCACTCCAGACCTAATACTGGCAACAGCAAGGAAGGTGACTATCACCGGGATGATGTCGTCAAACGATTCGCCAGCAACAGCCGCATCAACTCTCTCGATCAAATCAAGATAGGCGCTCATGAGTCTAAAGGACTAGTATCAAATCCTGCTATGGATAGGCACTTAGTTGCCGCACCCAACAGTTCAATCGCATCCTGCGTCCTTTCCTCAAGCAGAAGCTTATGAGCGGTCATGATGGTATGCGCCATTATCATCCCATCCGTTTCAATGTCGAAGGGGCTGTCTCCAATCAGATATGGGTTCATTGCCGCTCCTCGTTGGTTGAGTTAAGTTTCTGCTGGTTCAGTTGCTCCCAGTCATCATGCTCCGCGATGATCTCATGGTAGGTCTTTTCTACACCCCGAAGCTCCCGCAGGACTGCTGCCAACCTGATGTACTTTACCTGCAAATTGATGTACTTTACCTGCAAATCCTTGTACTTTCTTACCGTCTCATTATGATCTGCGACCATCTGCTCATCTGTCATTTCTACCAGTTCTTTTACCATTTCAAGCCTCCGTTAGTTTAAATTGATTCCGATCAAAAGGACAGATAGGCAAGCCTTGCTCTGCCCAGATCCTGCTTACCCTTACGATATACCCACAGCAAGGACACTGAGCCTTCAGCATACGGGTCGTTTGTGTAGGTTTCTTTTTCATGTCACGCAATTGCTATAGGTTGAGATCAGTGCAATGGTCAGGGTTATTATTAAGACCACCAGATACCCGATAACGTCTGTCATGATGCCTCCCTCGTGCGATAGGCAAACCAACCCCCATCCCTGCGCTTCCAGATTGTGTATTCAGTCCCAACCCTGAGACTCTCCCCGCATCCTTCTGCGTATTCTAGGCTACAGAAATACCCTCGTACCCTCTGGGTATCGATCCTCCTCCCCGTTGTTACAGTGTAGTCATGCCCTGTTTTAAAATGCTTCATGCTGTCTCCTTTAATATCCGATCTTCCCGTTGAGCCTTTAGAATTTGGAACGCATCTTCCTCTTGATGTTCGCGCCACATATCTACATAGCAATTAATGGTGTCCCAAGTAACGCCATGATTAGCATCATGCCTACGCTCTATCGCCCTTAGAATCTCCCTAGCATCATCATCACTCATCGGAGAGTAGTCATTGCCGACACATTCCTGTACATCAGAGATATGCCAATGCAGGGATATCCAGTCAGGGGAAAATGCCCGATCAAGTACCGATTGCACGGCATCTTTTGTAACCCCTTCAGGTACTTCTATAAAAACTCTCATGGTTTTCATGCTTCCTCCTGTTCTTTGCGCCATTTGTATACATAGTCATTAATTACGCCCTGATTTATTCCAATATTTGCATCCCGCGTATAGTCTAAATCATGCAAAATATCCCTAGCATCCTCATCAGAAATAGACATCTCGCCAGCAGCATCTTGTACGTCAGTAATATTCCAGTGCAGCGAAATCCAGTCGCGTGAAAATGCCCGATCAAGCTCATACTGCGCGCATTCGTCTGATACGCTGTCCGGTACTTCCACTATTATTTGCTTCATTCCTAGTGTCATGATTCCTCCAATATGTAATGACTAATTTTCCAATCAACTGCATCCCAACCACATTCTGCGGCGATACCCCCATCGAATTCATCCGTATAATAAAAGCAAGTGAGCCGACCCTCCTCTGTCTTGCAATCTGCCGACCATTCAACAACCTCCCCATCATCCTTGCCCGTGGGTTGGCAGCACATAGACTCGACCAGCTTGACCGCGTATTCTCCCGCCTTCTCAATAGCCTCTGCCCTATCCATCATGCCCCCCTTTATTCTTGTACAAAAAGTAAGTCCCAACATATCTCGCCACTAATCATTTGTTTATTTATTTTGTTATAACGCTCCATAATCTCGCCATCCTCAAGCTCATAAAACTTCTCCTTAACCGAAAGCATAATGAGAAGCATTGCTATGGTATCCCCTCCTGTGAGCGTTCCAATAAACCGCTGCAATCTTAAAGCCCCCTCTAAAGTCCTTAGCTGCTTTAATTCATTCTTATCATAATCATCCATCATGTCGCCCCCTATACATCGTAACGGTGGTGGATAATGGCAATCACTTTGTTAGCCGATTCCCCTTGCGTAGTGGTCACCCTGTGACAGAAGTACCCCCCTGCCGCTTGATGGGTGTCTCTGTACACCTGCGGGAGCAGCCAGTCTTCCGCATCCTGCGGGGTGAAGTCATCAACCCAACGGGTAAGCAATACATACTGGTCTGATCCGTCCGCACCATGACTAATTGATCCAATTGATTCTGACAAAATATCAAAGTCGTTATTATTTAATTCGCTGTCCTCGATCATGCTGCCTCCCCGATTGTTTCCTTGAGTGTCCTGCCCTCATTGTCCATATCAGAAGGCGGGGAGATATGCACCACATCTCCACATGGATAGGCATTTAAAGCTTGCTCCTCTGCATGATCCTCATCTTCCGCCCAACATTGAAAGAACATCTGAAACTTGTCGCCCTTGTCTTCGTGTAGGCTTACTAGGTATGACTTCATGCTGCCTCCAGTTGTCCGTTAACATTAAAGGTGTAATCATTGCAGTCAATAACTTCCAATAGATTTTCCTTGCTGTTTATGTATTCATATTCCCTTTGTAATGACATTGAATAGTCCTCTAGGATGGATTTTAGGAACTCCTCGTCAAGGTCATCCAGTAAACCAGTAAGGTTATATTCATTTTCAAGCTCACCGTCCTCATCCACTGGCGCGTTGTTTATAAATCTATTTCGGTCTATCAGGTATACCGTTGCGGATACCGTTGTCGCACAAGCTTCCCCATGATTGTCTATGATGAGATGAGCGCAAGATTCTGCACTATTCTTAAAATATCCTGTTGCATGTCTATTTCTGTCTAGTCCGAATCCTGTTAGGCATAACCCTATTGTTTCGGCATCCTCATAAGTAAAATCCCACCATTCATAGCATTCATTATTGATGGTGCGTATGTTATCCAGCGCCCTATCCTGTGCTGATTCGCTTAATTCATCAAAATCATATATCTCAATCGTCTTGGTTTTCATATATCCCCCAGAAGCCCCCCAGAGGGGGCTGTTGTTATGCTGCTAATTGAACTTCAATAATCTTCTTGGCATAGTCTGCCGCCTTCCTTGCTGCGCTTGATGCTGTGAATATCGCCCTCTTATCGCCCTTCAAAACCTTGATCCAAGATGCGATGTAACTATCATGCTGTAACTTCCCATCGATCCCACAATCAGAGCATAAGAAAGCCGCGCCTAACTCGGCAACTAATTCCTCGAACGCATAGGCATTGTCCCCAAACCGCGCTCCAAAGGTACGATCCAGCCTAGACTTGTGACCCGTCCAGTGCGTTAACTCATGCAGTGCTGTTGCATGGTAGTCTGCCGCTGATTTGAACTCTCCCTTGTTAGGCAGATGAATTTCATCTTTCGATGGAATGAAGCAAGCCCGCCCCCCGCCATGTATAACCCGCGCTTGACTCATCAAGATCCCCGCCCTTTCGTTATCCTCGAATGACTGACCAGCTTCCAGAACTTTAGGCAGGAACTTATCAGGAAGCCCGTCAATTTGCTGAGTGTTAAATACAGTGAAGGTTTTCAGCATTGGGATAGTCTTGTCCTCCCCTGTTGCTTTATCTTTGACTGCAAGCGGCTTATATAAAATAACTTGAGTTCCTTTCTCGCCCTTCCTAACCTGTCCTCCGACTTCCTGCGCTTGTTTATAGGTCAACCATCCGTTGCTGCTATATGGCGCGAATGAGAGCAAGATATGATTGATACCCTGATAAACATTCCCCGATACAGCGTTATGGGGTGATCCTACGCTTGCCCACGGCTTGACCCATGGGGTCAAACCTGTTTCCAGTGCTGCGACAATCTGATCCGTTATTTCTTGATATTTATCCACGATCCTAGCCCCCAGTAAGTAAATATAATAATTAATAACTTAATTAAAATCTCTTTGCTAATTCTTTGCTAGTAGAGCGCGGCATCCAAACCGCACTCCACTATTAAATTAATGGAGCTTCCAGACTCCATTAATGCGTAACTTTGATATTCAATTCTTTTGTTATCCTTTTCATCGCTGTTCTGATATGTTCGTCCGTGTAGTCGAATTGCTGGTATGAATATATGCTCCACATTTTCGCGCCATGAAATATATCGAATAACATTCTTGTTTCAATATCCTTGACCCGCTGGTCAATTCGTAATGCTTCAAGATGTGCTGGTAACTGGTGCGTAAATGTTGCTACGCGGCTTTTTAGTGTGTTGTAATGTTCTGTAGTCATTTTCATGTCAATCCCCTTATGAGTGTGTATAGCCGTCTTTTTCAATACCTAACCACATTCCGCACCATTGCACCATCAGGCAGTCATACCCGTATTTCACACTCCGGCGGAATTGCAGATATGTCATTCCTTGGTTGTCCTGTTCATGCTTGCGCTTGATAGCCTGTTGCTGTTGTTTTGTTATCATGATCCTAGCCTCCAGTTGATTAATAATTAAGCGATTTTGTATCTTAAGCAGTCGTTATATGATCCCGTGAAGATGATCCTGTATGAGTTCCGGACTTCCGATCCCTTGCAGACAATGACGTTACCGTGCGCGTTTTGCTGTGCTGTGTACATGATTAACCCCTTGTTAAATTGTTTAATCTATTAATCTCAATTTGTGCGTACTTTTTAGCATCCGCCGCTGTTACCAGCCTGTCACCAAATAACACACGGACGTTGCCGCTATAGCTACACTTGATAGCCGGTAGATAATTAAAGCCGCTTTTTTTATAGGTTGCCTTCATGCTGTCACCCCTGTTGTCGCAAATTTTGAAGTGAAATAATAATGATTATCATCAGACCCATATCCCATATCTGATATGTCCCAAAGAATTTCTGCACAATGCTTTTTCTGTAATGCTTTGACTGCTTCATAATGGTTGTTCATAGTATCTAACGAATAATCCCATGCTATGGTTGCGGTTAACTTTCCGGCAGTTGCTTTGATCCTTGACCCACGATGGTTGGTAGGACGTAGATAAGTGGTGATAATAACTCTCATGATGTATCCCCTTAAAAGGTTGTTTAAACAGTTGATGGACGAATGATATCGATGCTATTGTCGGTTGTCAACAGGATAATAGCACTAAATCGATAAGTTGATGATTACAATATGTTCTTAGTTTTAAATAGATGGAAACAGATAGGAAAAGCGGGGTAAATAACGAAGTGGAACAGGATAGAGAATGAATGAAAAGGGTAGGGAATAGAAGGGTATTAATAAGAGGATAGCGGCGGGGTCTATTGGCTACTGTTCGTGCTAATGCTGTATAGTGTTAATAATGGCATTGATTACTAGATAGGGGTCAATAATGAGGAAAGTCCAACAAATAAGGAACGACACGGAAAGCAATTGCATATCATTGACTGGTGACAATAGCACGATGGATCGGAGGGCAGTTGAACCCGAAGGGATACAGCCAAGCGATGACATAGAACAACAAGAAGTAAATGAGAGGGTAGATAAAGAAAAGGATTCTAACGTAGCCCCTGCGGTTAAAGGGGATAGCGGCAAAAGGATTACAAGTTCAATGAGATTGTTTGCTAAGTATTTACTGGAAGGCATGAGCAGAATTGATGCTTATACTAAGGCGTATTCACCACGAACAAGTAGCAGGTCAACGATAACTGCGAACGCCAGCAAACTATTCCACGATAAACGTATCAGTGACCTAATGCAGTCCGTCGAGACCGAGACCAATGCCCGCATAGTCGATGATCAGGTCGCTGTTCGCAGGTATGTAATGGAGCAGTTACACCAACACAGCATCGATGCCAAGACTGTAGGCGATAAGCTTAGAGCATTAGAAATGTTAGGTCGGAGTGTTGCATTGTTCACTGACAAGGTAGAGCAGAAGACAGAAGCGATCAATGCTGATCAACTAAAGAAAGATCTACGCAACCATTTGGTTTTATTGGACAATGTTAGACCGATCAAGACGATAGAGATCATCGCTGAGGACGCTGTTATATTGAGGGACGAATCCCTGTAGAATGAGGCGCAGAGCCATTCTCCGACCCCACGGTGGTGGTATGCACCTGTGGTGAGGAGGGACTCCCCTCCGTCTATACGCTATGATCCACTCCTTCTATTCCCTATTTTTTATCTCTTACGAACATTTGTTCTCATCTCCGTAGGGGGGGGGTATATTATATTTTTCAGTGGCTTGACACGAACACTTGTTCTCACTACTATTCATAGTAGCTACACCCGTAGCGGATATGGAGGCTAATATGAAACGACTATTGATCATGCTGTTAATGGCAACGTGGTTTGCGGTAGGGAACGCAGGCAGCAGTCCAAGTGCCTTTGTATGTGTACCCGATGGCAGGGGCGGGATGTGCTGCTGGGAGACCACAGTAGAAGGTCCGTTTAGACCTGTTTCTTGCTAGAGTGGGAAACAAGGGCAGATAAAGAGCTGAAAGCTCTGGGGTAAGTGGAGAAGAGTCTCGGTTGCTTGCAGTCTGGTATAAATAGGAGTGGGAAATGGAAAGGATATTTAACTTGGATGACTTCTCAGTACGGTTTAAGTTTGACCTAGATAGACCGTATGAGGGCATTAAGGCGTTCTGGGAGCCTCGTATACCTAACGAGGCAGAGATGCAGCACCTGCTTCCCTTGTACATGGACGTTAGGACAAAGTATGTTGTATCGTTGATAGTGCAGCACCCAAGCGTAATAGACGGACTTACATCTAACTGGAGTGCAACGTAATGACATGGACTGTAGAGCTTAATATACACAACCTTACTGAGTACAACATAGACGTTGTTAATAACGATGTAGGGGTTGTTGGGGTAATACCTCCTCAAGGCAACTTCAATTGGTCTACTCAAGACCCTAACAATGCTGACGCATTGAGGTTCTGGATAACTCCTAATGTGTATTACATGCAGGGCGGGGTTAACTTTGGACCAGATGCAGGGGTCTATATTGATCGCGGCTGGATGGAAAAAC